TCAAAGTGGGCATGTGTCTCGTTAAAGCGTGGTGCATCAGGTGCTGTTAAGGATATACGAGAAAGCATTGAGTTTGTTGAATCATTTGATAACGTAGTATTATGTTTTGATAATGACAAGGCAGGTAAAGAAGCAGCTAGAAAGGTTGCTCGTATATTAAAACCCGGCAAGGCTAAGATAGTTACACTACCTAATGGATGTAAAGATGCTAACGATATGCTTAGACAAAAGAAGTTTCAAGACTTCATGTCTGCATGGTGGGAAGCTAGAACTTATACACCATCAGGTATCATGGACTTGTCTGCTAAAAAGTCTGAGTGGTTACACCGAGAGACTAAGGAGAGCATAGCTTATCCTTGGGAAGGTCTCAACAAGAAACTATTTGGTATGCGTAAAGGTGAGCTAGTAACTCTGACAGGTGGAACAGGACTAGGTAAGTCTAGTGTAACCCGTGAGTTAGAACATTGGCTCATTAAAAATACTGAAGACAACGTAGGTATTGTAGCTCTTGAAGAGAACTGGTTACGAACTGCTGATGGTATCATATCCATTGAAGCTAATGATCGAGTGTATCTTAACGAGAGACGAGAACAGTATAGTGAAGAACAACTAACTAATCTGTTTGATAAGGTCATACCCAAAGGTCGTGTGTTTATCCATGCCCATCTTGGGGTCACAGATATTGATGAAGTATTTTCTAAGCTACGATATATTATTGTAGGTTGTGAATGTAAGTGGGTGGTTGTAGATCATCTACATATGTTAGTCAATGTCATGGGTGAAGGTGATGAACGTAGGGGTATTGATTCACTGATGAATAGATTGCGTAGTCTTGTTGAAGAGACGGGTGTAGGTATGATACTTGTATCTCACTTACGTAGAGCATCAGGTGATAAAGGACATGAGCAAGGGATTGAAGTATCACTGTCTCACCTCAAAGGTTCAGCAGGAATAGCACAACTATCTGATTGTGTGATTGCATTAGAACGTAATCAACAAGCAGAGAATCAAGACGAAGCTAACACTACTAAGGTGCGTGTACTTAAATCAAGATACACTGGTGATACTGGACTAGCCTGTAGCTTACGTTACAACAACGAAACTGGTAGACTCTTTGAGTTATCAGAGGAGGAAACATTTGACAACACAGAATTCTAAAATTATATTTGACATAGAGTGTGATGGTCTTAAACCAACAAAGTTACATTGTATTGTAGCCAAAGAATTAAATGGTACATTGTATAAATTTACACCTGACAAAATTAAAGAAGGTTTAGATTTTCTTAGCAATGCCGATACATTAATTGGACACAACATCTTACGCTTTGATCTAGATGTTATTAAGAAACTCACAGGGGTAGATTTATATCACAAAAACATTGAAGATACTCTTGTTATGTCTAGGTTATTTAAACCTATTCGAGAAAACGGACACAGTTTAAAAGTATGGGGTTATCGTGTTAACTTTGCTAAACAAGAACAACCTTTAGACTTTGATGAATATACACCACAAATGCTAGAGTATTGTGCTAATGATGTTAAGTTAAATGAATTAGTTTATCTTACATTACTTAGAGAACAAGACGGCTTTAGTCAAGAGTCAATTGATCTTGAACATAGAGTTGCTAGGATAATGTCTGACCAAGAAAACAACGGGTTCAAGTTTGATGAACGACAGGCTACAACTTTACTGGCTGAACTTAAAACTAAGATGAATGAAATAGTCGAGGAAGTACAACGAACATTCAAACCTAGGATGGTTGATGTAAAACTAGTTGTACCTAAGTTCAAGAAAGATGGTGAGTTATCTAAGTCAGGATTAAGACCTGAAGAATATGATAACTGTGTAGCTACAAAAAACTACAAACCATTCATGCGACAAGAACTTAAAGAGTTTAACTTAGGTAGTCGTAAACAGATTGGTGAGTATCTTGTTGAAGTAGGTTGGAAACCTAAACGTTTTACACCTACAGGTCAACCGATTGTAGACGAGGGTACTCTTAAAAAGATTACCCACATACATGAAGCTAAACTAATTGCAGACTTCCTGCTGTATCAAAAGCGTATAGCTCAAATACAATCATGGTTAGATGCACTAGAAGATGATGGTAGAGTACATGGTTCAGTAATTCCCAACGGAACTATTACTGGTCGTATGTCACACAACCATCCTAACATGGCTCAGATACCAGCAGTATACAGTCCCTTTGGTAAAGAGTGTAGAGCTTGTTGGACTGTAGACGAAGGTAATGTTTTACTTGGAGTAGATGCTTCAGGACTAGAACTTAGAATGTTAGCACACTATATGAACGATAAGGAGTACATACATGAGGTGGTCAACGGAGACATACATACAACTAACCAAAAACTTGCAGGACTTGAATCAAGAGATACAGCAAAGACTTTCATCTATGCCCTTGTCTACGGAGCAGGAGATGAAAAGATTGGGAGTGTGGTTGGAGGATCAAGAAAGCAGGGTAGAGAACTTAAAGAACGCTTTCTCGATAATCTCCCCACATTTAAAACTCTTAAGGACAAAGTACAAGGAGCTGCAAAGCGAGGATTTCTCAAAGGAATAGATGGTCGTAAGATTTATATACGACATGAACATGCTGCATTAAATAGTTTACTACAAGGTGGTGGTGCTATTGTAATGAAGAAAGCATTAGAGATACTTGAAGCAAGACTTAAGATAACAGGTGTACCACATAAGTTTGTAGCTAACATCCATGACGAGTGGCAGATTGAAGTACCAGCATGTAATGCTAACAAGGTAGGACAACTAGCAGTGGATAGTTTAAAACAGGCAGGAGAACATTTTAATATGAGATGTCCTCTTGATGGTGAATATAAAATAGGAGGAGACTGGAGTGAAACACACTAAAGAACATTCAAAAAATAGAAAAGGAGACATAGCTGAATACTATGCTGTGACTTGGTTATGGGATCATGGTTATGAAGTATTTAAAAATTGTGGCTGTGATGGTATGATTGATTTTATTGTTAGAGACCCTGAAGGAAATATAAAACTAGTTGATGTCAAAACATTTGGTAAAGATACTCGATGGAAAAATAGTAGTTGGTCTCAAATGAAAAAAAGAACAGATAAACAAAAAGAAGCAGGTGTAGAATTTTTAGGATTCAGACCTGATAATAGAAAATTAAGGTGGGTAGATCATGGAAAATAAAAAAGAACTTGACAACTTGGTAACGGACAACTATAATAAGTTTAAGTCTGAATCAGGACACTGGTATACCCAAGAGGGTGAGCCTATGTATACTATCATAGGTGCTAATGGTAAAGAAAGAAACACTACACTCAGAGATGCTAAGTCTTTAGGGTTAGTTCCGTCTGTTACAACCATCATGGGTATCATAGCCAAGCCATCTTTAGAGACTTGGAAACAAAAACAATTACTTAATTCTTTCCTAACCTTAGAACAAGGAGAGGACGAAACGATTGAGTCTTTTTATTACAGATGTCAAACAGATTCTAAACAAGTAGGTATCCAAGCTGCCCAGCAAGGGACAAAGATACATGGTATGATTGAGAAAGGTTTCTTAGGTAAGACTAAAACTAAACCTTACAAAGCAATCAAGAAATATTTAGATGAAACTTTTCCTAATGAAGAGTGGATAGCAGAAGATTCTTTCTGTGCTGATGCAGGTTATGGTGGGAAGATAGACTTGTATTCTAAGTCAGGAATATTTGTAGACTTTAAAACCAAAGATAACTTAAAAGGAAAAGACCCAGCTAAGTTAGTGTTTGATGAACACGGAATGCAGTTGTCAGCATATGCTCAAGGCTGTGGCTTTGATGATGTTGAACGAGTATCTATCTTTGTAGACAGAAAAGATACAGGTCTTATACTTCCGTTTGTTTGGGACAGAGAATCACAAAGCAAACACTTAGGAATGTTTAATGCTATGTTAACTTACTGGAAGTTAGTTAAGAACTATGACTCATCTAGGCTTGTACTGTAATGGTAGGATTTAGAAAACCTCGTAAACCGAGACCTAAAAAAACAGGTGTACCTAAAGGTTATGATAGTTTATGGGAAGTTAAACTACATGAGACAGTTCTTAAAGATTGGGAACATCATTGGGAACTGTATGATTACATTGTTAAACATAAATATGAGCCAGACTTCGTTAAAGTAATTGATGGTAAAACTATTTTACTTGAAGCTAAAGGTAGGTTTTGGGACTACCCTGAGTATAGTAAGTACATACATATTAGAACAGCACTACCAAAGGATACTGAGTTAGTGTTTTTATTTCAAAAACCTTATGCCCCTATGCCGGGAGCTAAGATGAGAAAGGACAGAACAAAACGAACCCATGCTGAGTGGGCTGAGAAAAACAATTTTAGGTGGTATAGTGAAGACACCTTACCTATGGAATGGAGTAACTATGGATTATAAATTTAACGAACGCAGACATATAATTGAACTAAAAGAATACATTGATGGTACATATGGTGAGCATTATGCTTCTGATAAGTACCAAGCTACGGATGTAATCATTGACTCAGGTCATGGTGAAGGTTTTTGTATGGGTAATATTTTAAAGTATGCAAAAAGATACGGAAATAAAGAAGGAAAGAATAGAAAAGACTTGCTTAAGATATTACACTATGCTATAATAATGCTTCACATTCATGATAAGGAGTCACAGAATGGTTGACGATAAAGTAGGTATCAAAGAATACCTTGGTATAAAAATTAATTACAGTAATGAAAAACTATTAGATAAGTTTAGTCTTGATACACTCAAGGACAGATACTTATGGGAGAATGAAACACATGCACAAGAAGCCTTCGCAAGAGCATCAGTCTTCGCAGCTACATACAAAGGTCACACAGACTTTGAATTGGCTCAAAGGCTTTATCACTACAGTTCCAATTGCTGGTTCATGTTTAGCACTCCTATACTTAGCAACGGGGGAACAAGTCGTGGGCTTCCTATTAGCTGTTTCCTTAATTATGTACCTGATAGCAGGAATGGTTTATCAGATCACTATGATGAAAATATATGGTTGGCATCTTCGGGTGGAGGTATTGGTGGATATTGGGGTGACGTTAGGAGTAACGGTATATCTACTACTCACGGGAGTCGTTCTACTGGTTCAATTCCTTTCATACATGTAGTCGATTCACAGATGTTAGCCTTCAATCAAGGCACTACAAGACGTGGAAGCTATGCAGCTTACATGGATATATCTCACCCTGAGATTGAAGAGTTCATTAACATGCGTAAAGAATCAGGTGGAGATATCAATCGTAAGAATCTTAATCTTCACAATGGTATCAACATTACCAATGAGTTCTTGAAAGCTGTTGAAGAAGATGCAGACTTTAGATTGATTGATCCTAAGACTAACGAGCCTACAAAGATTGTAAATGCTAGAGACTTATGGTGGCAGATCATCAACGCAAGAGCAGAGACAGGTGAACCATACATGATTAATATAGATACATGTAACGAAGCATTACCCAAACAACAAAAAGATTTAGGATTAGAAATTAAACAAAGCAATCTTTGTTCTGAAATTACTTTACCTACTAACGAAGAAAGAACAGCAGTGTGTTGTTTGTCTTCAGTAAACTTAGAATACTTTGATGAGTGGAGTGAAAACCCTTTGTTTATTGAAGACTTAATAACTATGTTAGATAATGTACTTCAACATTATATAGATCATGCAGTAGACACAGACAGTCTAGGAGAATACAATGCAAATTTTAAAAGATTTCAAAAACACATTAAAGAAGGCAGGGAAGGCTTTACTAAATCTGCCTATTCAGCTTATAGAGAAAGGTCACTTGGTCTTGGTGCGATGGGATTTCATTCGTATCTCCAATCACGCAACATTCCTTTTGAAGGTATCTTCGCTACGGGCTTTAACTATAAAGCGTTTAAATATATTAAGACACAGGCAACCCGAGCTTCTGAAAGACTTGCAGAGGATCGTGGAGAAGCTCCTGATGTCAGTGGTAGTGGCAGGAGGAATGCTCATCTACTCGCTGTTGCACCTAATGCTAGTTCTAGTATTATATGTGGGGGTACTTCTCCTTCGATTGAGCCATATCGTGCTAACGTTTATACGCACAAAACTCTCAGTGGTTCTTTCCAAGTTAAGAACAAATACTTAGAAGAAGTCTTACAAGATAAAGGGTTAAAGAAAGATGAGTTGACTGCCTTGTGGAAAGACATTGCAGGTAATGAAGGTTCAGTACAGCATCTTGATATTCTTACAGATGATGAGAAAGAAATATTTAAGACTGCTAATGAGATAGATCAGATATGGATTGTTGAACATGCAGCTAAACGTCAAAAGTTTATTTGCCAAGCACAGTCAGTTAATCTTTTCTTTACACTTCCAAAAGCAACCGAGCCACAGGAAGTACACGATGAGTACATGCAGTACGTCAATGATGTACATTGGTATGGTATGAACAAACTAAAGTCTTTGTACTACTTCAGAACTAATGCTGCTCGTAATGCAGAGAACGTAAACATTAAAGTTCAGCGTATTAAGTTAGACGATGCTGAATGTATAGCGTGTGAGGGATAATATGGATTGTTGGCACTGTGGAAACAAAGTAATATGGGGAGGTGACGTTGACATTAGTCATGAAAGCGAAGACTTCCAAATGGAAACAAATTTAAAATGTACTAAATGTAATTCAGAAATTTTAGTGTACTTACCAAAGGAAATCAAATGAAACAAGAAGAGTTTACAGATGTGTTTAGTCAGAAGTTTTCTGGCTTTACAAGTAGGATGTGGTTAGATTATTGTGATGAACATAAAGACCCATTCTCAAAAACAAAAGATTACGCAGGATACGTAATTGAAAATTTAAAATATTTAGTTAAGAAATTTAACGAGGAGAACAGATGAGTTTATTAGATACAAGAGATTATTACAAACCTTTTGATAACCCATGGATGTTTGACTACTATGTCTTACAAAACCAAATGCATTGGATGCCGGAGTCAGTCCCATTACATACAGATGTTAAAGACTGGCAAGAGTTAGATTCAAAAGAAAAGAATTTACTTACACAAATCTTTAGATTGTTTACTCAGTCAGATGTAGATGTGGGTGCAGGATATGTTGATAGATACATGCGTATCTTTAGAAAGCCTGAAGCACGTATGATGATGGGTTCGTTTGCAAACATGGAGTCTATCCATCAACATGCTTACAGCTTGTTACTTGATACAGTTGGTATGCCTGAGATAGAGTACAAAGCTTTTTCAGAGTACGAAGAAATGGCAGACAAACACGAGTACGTACATAACATTAAGACTATCAAGAAAGACAAGAAGAGTATTGCAAAAACTTTAGCAGTCTATTCAGCTTTTACCGAAGGACTACAGTTGTTTAGTAGCTTTGCAATCTTGTTAAACTTTCCAAGGTTTGGTAAGATGAAAGGTATGGGACAGATAGTTACCTACTCTATACGTGATGAGTCTATGCACGTTGAAGCTATGACTAAATTGTTTAGAGAATTTATCCAAGAAAACATAGAGATATGGACAGATGATTTTAAAGCAGAACTCTATGAGATTTGTAGACAAATGGTAACACTAGAAGACAAGTTCTTAGACTTAGTGTTTGACATGGGAGACCTTGAAGGTCTTACCAAGAAAGATATGTATGCTTATAATAGATACATAGCTGATAGAAGATTACTACAGCTTGGTCTTAAAACAAACTATGACCAACGTGAGAATCCTCTAGGTTGGTTGGATGAAGTGATGGGTGTTGAACATCAGAACTTCTTTGAAGGTCGTGCTACTTCTTATATGAAAGCAGGACTACGTGGTAGGCAAGACAAAGTAAGTTTTGCAAGGATTGGTGATGAGAACTAAACGCACCGAAGCAAAGCTTGTAGGTTACAATTTGTTTTACGACTTGACAGGTAAGCT